GTCTTCCTCGATGGCAACAACGCTGAAGTCACCGCGATCAGCAGCGGCAACACGAGAGTCACGAACTAGCTTGCGGTCGCCGATGATGTCGGCTACAGGCTGGCGGAACTCTTCTGCACGGTCAGGTGCAAGTTGCTTCATCGAGAGATATTGCGTGAGACTCTGTACGCGAGCATCGTCCTGCTTCCCTTCAGACTTCAGGTAATCCAACACGAAACGCGCATCTGCATCATCGTTCTTATCCGGTCCGACAATACTAGAGAAGATTCCGTTACGATCTTCTTCGGTCATGTCTTCGGTAAAGACTTCCTCGTTAAGCCTGTCTTGTACTCCGGCAGCGATTTCGCTATCGGTTTCAGGATTCAGGATACCGGCTTTGGAATAGTTGAGCCGGACGTAATCCGTGTACTTCTTAATGTTACTTACAGGATCTTCCGCGAGTTCTTCTTCCTCTTCGGTCCAGTCGTCGTACGATTTAATTTCCAGCATGGTGGGAATTTAGTTTGGTGTTGTGTTGTTTAAGGTGGTGTTCCCAGTAGCGGGTTCACGGTAGGAGATTTTTTGAATAGAGATCTAGGGCTTTGCGTTGCGGTACCTTGTGGTGCCGACTGTCCTCCCATCACGGACTTGTAGTAGTCTGTACGAATCTTACGTGCAATATCAAGTTTTCCTTTTGCAGTGGATTCAGCAGCTTTGGCTTGAAGGTCTGGATTATTGGAGAGGCTAATAACGGTATCTACTTTACCCGCGCTACCTTCGTCTTCAAATTCATCTATAGTTTTACCAGCGTAGTCTTTAGCGAGTTTGACGGTATCGAGATCCTTCATAAACCCTTTAGTCATTTGGAATTGATCTGTGCTCGCCTTACGAGTCGAACCAGTTACGCCTTTCTGTGCGGAGGTGAACATCGTCTTAGCTATCTCACTCGTTCCAATCAGTGGGGCATACTGGATTCCGATCTGGCTAACAAGTTTTGGCCTATCGTTATCGGAGACTTTATCGCTCATTGCGTTAGACAGGATAGACTGAAGTTCAGCAACCTTCTGCATGTTGCCGATCTTAGAAGAGGACTCGCGTCGTGCTTCATCGAGTTGCAAACGGGTGATCTCAACTTGCTGTGCGCGTTGTCTCACGGTTGCTTCGTCTGCAAACTCCGTCTGAATCCTTTTGCGTTGGGCGTCAAGCATACGCATCTGCGCATTAAAATCAATCCCACTCGACTGCAAAGATTTAAAATAGCTACCCATCAAAGGCGCTACATCGTTTTCGTAAGAAAATTCTTCTCCGGTATCTTCGTATTCGGCCATATAATTATTGCTTACGTTTGCGCGCTGCCTCTCGGAGTTGTCTCAAAGCCTCAGCCGCTTTCATAGATGATTCGCGTTTCTGTTCAGCACTCATTTTAGCGTAGTCCTCATCAGATACCATCGACCTGCGTTGTTGTGTAAGCTCATCGCCTCTCCGACGCGCGATCTCAGCGGCTCCTTTTTGGAAAGCAAGTTCTCCTTGTGCTTCACTCAGACGACGTTGCTGTTCAAGTGGCGCAACAATAGTCGCAGCCATTGTACCAATCGGACTGTAATTTGGATTAAAAAACTGAAATGGTGTCGGTGTAACATCTCGTACAGCTGCACCTATAGTAGGCAATAGACCAGCTTCATTCCGCTCAATAATCTCGTCCACTTTCTGATCGAATAGTTCTGGGTTCTTGTTGTACTTGTACACTTCCAAGAGCGGTTCGGCTACTTGAGCAATACCACCAAGACGGCTAACACCTTTTAGGACGCGGCTACCGAGTACCTTTCTTCCGAGGTCGGCGGCTTTTTGTGCCCCACTCCTTTTAGCTGCTGCTTGTAGTGCTTTAAGGCCCTCGGTCGATTTTGTTCCTGCTTCTGTTGCTTTTTGCGTTACTGTTGCAAGTCCTTTTGCTAGTGGAGACCCTTCAGTGGCCCCTTTAGCTAGTTGCGTCATTTTAGCGGTAGCACCTTTAGCTTTGTTGTATTCTTCGAGTAAGGACTTAGACTCCCTGCCCAACGAAGTTCGTGTGCGACCACCAGCTTCGGCTATAGCATCAACTTCTTTATTAATAGCGCCCTTGCTATATTGGCGCATAAGATTGGCTGCAAGACTTCCTCCTTGGGCTGCTTGGAGTGCTGCGTTCCGACCCTCTTCATTAAGACCTACTGCCTCACTCACAGCCTCTTTAACATTTTGTTCTGGGGTTTGTGTTGGCATTTCAGCGGTAGCAATCTGCGTAGCTGAGGGCGGTTTAGGTGCAGCTGGGGTAGTGGTAGGAACGGCTGCAACATTGGCGAGTTCTTTAGGTGGTCCGTATTGTTCAGGCGGTGCAAAGGACTTCCACTTGTCTCGCTTACCGATCTCCTTGAGTAAACCAAAAGCGTTCTGTACCGCCGTGTCGGATTCCACGAATGAAAGTCCGGCTTTCATACCGGCTTTAACAGCGCGTTGTCTACCTTCGGGTTTGAGTAGGTTACTTTGCTCACCAAAACCAACAGAGGTATTTACGTCTCTTTCGAACTGACCAACGGCTTTACCTCTTTCTGCCGCACGTTGAGCTTGATCCCGCTTGCGGCTTTCCATAAAGAATCGTTCAGCGGGAGTCGCCATAGCTACGACACGAGCTTCATTAGCTCCCGCCATAGCCTGCTCTTCTGTCTGGCCTTGACCGACTAACGCTTTCTTTGCATTCTCAAAAGCAAGCTGTCCCGCTTTTTCTTTTTTAAACTGTTTTTTGAAATCTGCATTTACAATAGGAGAACCGGCTGCTGCTTCTAGCTCGGCGCGCTCGCGCTTTCTAGCAAGCTCTTTTTCAAGCGCAGCCATAGCACGCGCTTCGTCCCTACCTTCACGAGTAGGCGATTTCATACCTGAGAATTTAGCCATAATAAGTTACCAGTTGTAGTTACAAGCCCACCATTTGGGCGTTAGTTTGTTTTTCTCGGACGAACAATTCATACGAGACTTGAAATTTGCGCGACGTTTCTCGCTCTTGTGTTGCAGGAAATCCTTGTATCCGCGTTGACCGAACTTCAGTTTGCGTACCTCACTGCCGCTCTTTGCAAGCACGACGTACTTCTTCGGATCACCAGCAGGAGCCTTCCTCGGTTTGTTGAAACCGGAAAACAATTCACCGCGGTATTTGATCTTACCATCGGGTGTTCTTTTAAATTCGGCAGGCACGACGCAGATACTGGATTATTTTTGTCAAGAAATCAAGTAATTATTTTCGGGTCATGCGACCTGTATCCTGTATCATTTGACTGGACCCCTGTCCAATTGGCCTGTACGATGGACCTGATGCTTAAAAGCGTTTCCATTGCCGGACACAGGATACCGATCAAGGTGAAGGACCTTGACGAATGCTACGGGCAATACGTACCGGACTCGAAGGTGATCGAGATCGACAAGCAAACGCTCAAGGACAAGAGGGTCCTGCGTGAGACACTGCGCCACGAGATGATCGAGGCTACGCTGTTCCTCAGCGGTATCGCGTACAGCGAGACCTACGACCAAGAACCAATCGTGCGTGCTCTTGACGAAATCTTCTGGCCCGCATGGGACCGCGTGAGCAAGCGGCTGTGAGTACTAAATACGAATTATTGCACAGCCCCCTTATATAATCTTTATCCTCTTTAGTAATTCATAATAACTCAGTAACTCATATTCATTTGAATTAATGAATTATTATGAATTAGTGGGTTTCCAGAAACTCTTTGAACTTTTTCTACGTGCGCTTCCTGCAATTCACTTGCATTTAACACTACATTCGGCGGGTGTATCATACCAGATGGGTGTGTTTTGATCTGCTGACAACGTCAAGATCTCTCATTGTGCGGGGCATTGATCGTCCGAACACCCCCATCTCCGTCTGCTTGGGCGCGTCCACCGCTACCAATCCGTGTCGCTGCCTTGCGAGGTCCAGCGCAATAAAGGCTGCGTCCGCAATGTCCGGCGACTGCCCCATCCGCTGCTTGAGTTCGGCTTTGGTCTCGACCTTGACGCGCAGGGTACCGGACTTGACCATCTCGTAGCGTCGGACACACATCTCTTTTGCCAGCGTATCACATACGCCGCGTATCTGTTTAGTACGGATGAACTCTTTGCCAACGAACCACAGCTCCGACACGCGGTTGGTGTAGAGTTCTTCGCCTGTAAGTCTGCTGTTCATGCTGACTCTGCGATCAGAAGCCTTGCCGCCAAACTGTACCCGCAAGAATTGATCTGACCATTCGCCAGCCAGAACATCACAGAACGGCGAGCCAGCACCGGTCGAGTCAACCGCAACGTTTTCTGGTTTGATCCCTAACCTGTTACAGGCATCCCGAATCTGGTGTACGATCTGGTAGGTCCTCGGCACTGCCTTATTAGTGGCGTCATCGTTTAAGTGTATGAAGTCCTCGAACTGCATGCCGTATTGACCGTCCGCGAACTGACCTACTCTGGCGGTGTACATGATCGTTCGGTCACCGCCGTTGGTGAAGGCCGGATCGACGCCAGCAAGCAGCGTGGTCGCGCCGACGAACTCCGTCTTCTTCATGGCTTCCGCTTTCAGGATCTCGGACTCGCCGTAGATACCTTCCGCCTCATCGCTGTCAAAGAACACGGCGCGGACCATTCGCATGTACGCACGGCTGCTCTCGCCCAATAGGGCTTTGTCCTCCGCAATCTTCTCGCTGGTCGGCAGGAAGGGGTAGACTGTGTAGCCAGCCGCCACGTTGGGGCTGCGTTCGCCGTCCAGTCGGATGTACTTGCCACCCCACTTTGTGGTCCACTCGTCGTCCACGTCTGGCGTAATAGACTCCCAGCCGTCTTTCGGAGTCGACCAGATGCCGAACGAATCAAACCTACTGGCGGGGTTGGAGAGACCTTTGAACTCGAACTTCGGGTTCTTGCTCAAGTTGGCGAGCGCAGCCTGTTGGATAGCCTCGCTGAGTTCGCCCAACTCGTCACCAATAAGCAACACGTGT